ATTGCACTGACAACAGCAACTGTATAAAAAATATGGCTGATAATGTATATCTCGGTAATCCCCTTCTAAAGAAGGCGAATACACCGATTGAGTTTACACAGGAACAGATTGAGGAGTATATTAAATGCAGAGAAGACCCTGTGTATTTTGCACAGAACTATGTCCAGATTGTGACCCTGGACCATGGTCTCCAGCCATTCAAGACTTATGATTTTCAGGAGAAGTTAATCAATAGATTCCACAATCACAGATTTAATATCTGTAAGATGCCACGACAGACCGGTAAATCCACTACCTGTGTGTCCTACCTCTTACACTATGCAATCTTTAATGATAGTGTTAATATAGGAATACTAGCTAACAAGGCGACTACTGCTAGGGAACTCCTAGCAAGATTGGCAACCGCATATGAGAACTTACCCAAATGGATGCAACAGGGCATCCTCGTCTGGAACAAAGGAAACATCGAACTCGAAAATGGCAGTAAGATATTGGCAGCTTCTACGTCTGCAAGTGCTGTCCGAGGTATGTCGTTTAATATCCTCTTCCTCGACGAGTTCGCCTTCGTTCCAAACCATATTGCGGACGCCTTCTTTGCATCTGTTTATCCTACTATTACTTCTGGTAAATCAACGAAGGTAATCATCGTATCCACGCCACATGGTATGAATCACTTCTACCGTATGTGGCATGATGCGGAGAGGAGTAAAAACGAATATGTACCAACAGATGTTCACTGGTCAGAGGTTCCTGGTAGGGATGCTGTCTGGAAGGAACAGACGATAGCCAACACATCAGAACAACAGTTCAAGATTGAGTTTGAGTGTGAGTTCTTAGGTTCTGTTGACACCCTGATTTCACCGAGTAAACTAAAGGCTTTAGTATTTGATAAACCAATCAATTCAAATGCCGGACTAGATATCTATGTCCCACCAGAGAAGGGTCATGATTATTCGATGGCTGTTGACGTTGCACGTGGCGTTGGTAACGACTACTCTGCTTTTGTTGTTGTTGACATAACTTCATTCCCACATAAGGTTGTGGCGAAGTATAGGGACAATACCATCAAACCGATGTTGTTCCCCAGTGTCATCTATGATGTTGCCAAGAGTTATAACGAAGCCTTTATCCTGTGCGAGGTCAATGATGTCGGTGACCAGGTTGCAAGTATCCTACAATACGACCTTGAGTATCAGAATCTGTTAATGTGTTCCATGAGGGGTCGTGCCGGTCAGGTGGTCGGTCAGGGTTTCTCCGGGACAAAAACACAACTTGGCGTTAAGATGTCTAAGACGGTCAAGAAGGTTGGGTCACTCAACCTGAAGACCCTGATTGAGGAGGACAAGCTCATCTTCAATGACTATGAGATTATCTCAGAACTCACCACCTTCATCTCCAAACACAACTCATTTGAGGCGGAAGAGGGATGTAATGATGACCTGGCCATGTGTCTTGTCATCTATGCCTGGTTGGTGGCTCAGGACTATTTCAAGGAACTCACAGATCAGGATGTCAGGAAACGACTTTATGAGGAACAGAAGAACCAAATTGAACAGGATATGGCACCCTTCGGTTTCATTAACGATGGACTCGATGCTGATTCTTTTGTGGATGATGACGGAGACCGTTGGTTTACCGACGAATACGGAGACAAAGGAGGAGGAATGGACTACATGTGGAACTACCTGTCATGAGTGAATTTATACATGAGACAGGGAATGAGGAAATCCCCAAGGTTGACAAGCATGGGTTTACAATCAAACCACCCATAAGTGATACTGCTTGTATTTTAATTTGTTTGAGAAATGCACCCGCTGGGACTGATAGAAAACAGGTTGCAAAATTAATTACAAAATTTGAAAATGAATAAAATTCTGTTGTCCCTCCTTTTGGTCCTACCCATGGATGCAATGGCTATGAAGGGTGAGGAACTCTTTTATACACACACGGCCCAAAAGTGTATGAAATTTAGGGAGTGTACTGAGGGTGTTACTGAGGTTACCCCCGAAGGAAGATCCGATGAGGCGAAGGAGATCCTCAGTAAATTGAAAGTAATAAACGTCAAGGTGTATGAGGCAATTCCTCAATACTTTGTCAATCAAAATCGTGCATTATATTTCCCAGATAAGAATACGATCTATATCAATAGGATGTATTCAGGAGCTCCTGGTGTATTCATCAATCTACTAAGACACGAGGCATGGCATGCGGCACAGGATTGTGCAGTGGGACTACATAACTCCAGTATAACCCCACTCCGTAAACACATGGATGTTCCGGTGGAGTATAAAAAGGATGCCTTACTGAGATATGGAACCGGTGACCCATTTACATTCAAGGTAGAAAGGGAAGCATTGTGGGCTGGTGACACACCAGGAATGACATCCGATGAATTAGACCTATGTATAGGATTGAAAAATGAATCTCCCTGAAATAATTAGACATGGTTGTTTTAATTCTTTCTGTTGGTTAAATGCGGCCGAACAGGCAGTTGTGATGATGGGTGATGACGCATATCGAGAATCACTAGATCTTGAGAATGATAATGCTCCCTGTTGGGAATTACCATCAGGTGAATCACAAGGATTTGTTGGTTGGAATCCACAATGTGTCCCAACCATTGAATATGTTCGTTGGAAACTTGAAAACATAAAAGAGGCCGGTTATGGATTTGGATGGCCAGTTTAAGTTAGGACACCTACTCCTCTCCGATAGGAAGTGTAGATGCTGTGGTGAGGTCAAAAATCTGGTAGATGGATTCTACAGAACCAGAAAGGATAAGGGAGCGGTAGCATCATCCTATTCTTATATCTGTAAAGAATGTACCATCGATAAAGTTGTTAGGGAGAGGAAGAAAAAGAACCCCATGACCGATTGGGAGTATCCAGATTGGTAGTTTTCGTCCAGTTTTACCCCCTGTAAATACCCATAACTCTAAATAATTTCAGTTAAACTGAGTAATTTAGGGAGATTTAAAACATGGCAACTCCTCAATTATCTCCGGGTATTCTTACCAGAGAGATTGACTTAACTGTTGGAAGAGTTGACAACATTAGCGCCGAGATTGGCGCCATTGCTGGTCCTTTTCAACAGGGTCCCATTGACGAACCAATTGAGGTTGTCAACCAGGCTGCACTTTTAAAGACTTTTGGTCAACCATTGTCTACAGATAGACAGTACGAATACTGGTTGTCCGGCGCATCATTCTTATCATATGGTGGTGTTCTGTCAGTTATCAGAACTGATGGTGATTCACTGAACAATGCCAACGTCGGGGTCAACACGACTGATTCGGCGACCAAGAAGATTAAGAACGTTGATGATTACGAAGAGAATCAAGCATCAGCAACCGATTTCTACTGGGCAGCTAAAAACCCAGGAAGATGGGGTAATGGACTGAAGGTTTGTGTTATTGATAACCAAGCTGACCAGACAATCGGTATCGCAACCGACGCCTTCGGTGCTTCTTCTAATCTTGAAGTTATTGTAGGTTCAGCCGTTACCGCACCAATCAGTGGTGTACTTGCTGGAGCTGGTACAACGACAGCATTCGCTGGTTCAATCAAGGGTATTGTTACTGGTGTTACTACAGATTCATCATCTGTAAACAGTTCAATTGATGTTAGAATTGTATCTAGAACCATCGATGGTGTTGAAACCGCTATCGACTATTCTAAGAACAATACATCTTCAACAGCATTCCCTGAAACAGCCGATCTTGCCTTTAAGAACTCAGCCGGTGCAGCAATCGGATACGCTGTAACAGCAACATCAGCCGTTGACTGGTATGACCAACAACAACTGGCTCTGAACACTCCAATCAACTGGAACACAATCGCTGGTAGACCAGTCGATTCAAACTACGCAGGTCAAAGACAATCTTCCGCTGACTCAATTCACGTTGTTGTTGTGGATGATGATGGTTCCGTATCTGGTATTCAGGGTAACATCCTTGAGAAGTTTACATTCCTCTCCAAGGCTAAGGACGGCACCGCTGATGGTGAAGCTCCAACCAGAACTTACTATAAGGACGCCATGGTTAATGGTTCCTCATTTGTATTCGCTGGTAAGAGTCCATCAATCGCTGCTGACGGTCCTAACGGTACGTTCCCAAGAGCATCCAACTTTACAACACTCGCTGGATTTACTCCAGTGACATTTGGATCAGGTAACTGGGGTCAAAACGCACAGGGTGTTGCATTCTCACTCCTAGGTAACAAGACATATACCTTGGGTGGTGGTGAGGACTATTCCTCAGCTGGTGGTATGAAGGCAACACTGGGAGACATCAATACTTCTTATGAAGTATTCGCCAATGACTCCGAGGTTGATCTTGACTTCCTCCTGATGGGTCCTGGTTGTGAGACCAAGGTTGAGTCACAGGCTAAGGCAAACAAACTTATCCAGGTTGCAGAATCAAGAAAGGACTGTATCGCTGTCATCTCTCCACATAGAGCAGATGTTGTCGGTGTAACCGAATCAGCCACTCAAATGGCTAACGTCATTGATTTCTACGGACCTCTAACCTCCTCATCATACGCTGTATTTGATTCTGGTTATAAGTACACCTTCGACAGATTCAATAATCAGTTCGTATATCTTCCACTGAACGCAGACGTTGCGGGAACGATGGTTAGAACGAACATTGAATCATTCCCATGGTTCTCACCAGCAGGTGTCCAAAGAGGAGCTATCAACAACGCAGTCAAACTGGCTTACAACCCAAGTAAGACACAGAGAGACCAGTTGTATGGTAATAGAATCAACCCTGTAATGAACAAAAAGGGAGCTGGTATTATCCTGTTCGGTGACAAAACAGCCCTCGGATATGATTCCGCGTTTGACAGAATCAACGTTAGAAGATTGTTCCTGACAGTCGAACAGACCGTTGAACAGGCAGCCAACAGCAGACTGTTCGAGGTTAATGATTCTATCACAAGAGCTGGTTTTGTGAACGCTGTTGAACCATTCCTTCGTGATGTTCAGGCTAAGAGAGGATTGTTCGATTACGTCATCAAGTGTGACGTTTCTAATAACACTCCTGATCTCATTGACAACAATGAGTTTAGAGCTGACATTTACTTGAAGCCTACGAAGTCTATCAACTTCATCACACTTACCTTCGTTGCCACCAGAACTGGTGTTGACTTCTCCGAAGTAGTCGGAACTGTTTGATAACCATTGATTCATAAAAATAACGGAGGAATTTAAACCAATGGCAAAAGCAAGAACATTATCATCTTTCAAGTCACAACTCGCGGGCGGTGGCGCCCGCCCCAATCTATTTGAAGTAGAAATCCCGTCATTCCCCACCGTCTTTGGTGGGACTGATGCGGATCAGTCTGATACCGGTGGTGAAGGTGAAGGAGCCTCAGAGGACACCAGTGACAATGTGTGGAATGATGATAAGAAGAAAACATTCAAATTCATGTGTAAGGCGGCTCAGATCCCTGGCATGAATGTTGGTGTCATCAATGTTCCATTTAGGGGTAGAATCCTGAAGGTTGCTGGTGACAGAACATTCGACGAATGGACAATCACCGTCATCAATGATGAGGACTTCACTCTCAGAACCGCATTTGAGAAGTGGTCAAACGTCATGACCAACCTGATTGATAACACTGGTGTTACTAACCCCAGTTCTTACATGGCAAACAAAGCTATTGTAAAACAGTTGGGTCGTGGTAATCAAGCGTTCTCCACTGAGGATGTAAGAGGCACCCACGCAACCCTGAGAACTTATCAATTCCATGATATCTGGCCTTCGCTAGTTTCACCTATCGATCTGAGCTATGAATCCACGGATGCGATTGAAGAGTTCCAGGTAACCTTCCAGGTTCAGTACATCACAATCGGTTCCGGCGCTGATAAGAGTGACGAAACTAAGAGTGGTATTGAGGGTGAGAAAAAAGGTGATGACGAGGAAGGCGCAGACACCTGATTTACCGATATAAATACTAGGAGACAACTCCTAGTATTTACTTGAAATGGCGAGATTATTTGGATTCTCAATTGAAGATACTGAGAAGACCCCGGCGGGTGTAGTTTCTCCGATACCACCAAGTAACAATGATGGTTCGGAGAATTACATCTCGTCGGGGTTTTATGGCAGCTATGTCGATATTGAGGGAGTATATAAAAACGAGAACGATCTGATTCGTAGATATCGTTCAATGGCACTCTACCCTGAGTGTGATAGCGCGATCGAAGATATTGTGAATGAGGCTATCGTAGCTGATACGAATGATAGTCCCGTAACAATTGACCTTCAGAACTTAAATGCCAGTGACGGCATCAAAAAGAAAGTAAGGGAAGAGTTTAGATATATCCTTGAACTGCTTGACTTTGATAGAAAGGCTCATGAGATCTTCCGTAACTGGTACATTGATGGAAGGCTCTATTACAATAAGGTTATTGATCAGAAGGATCCATCTGCTGGAATCCAGGAGTTGAGATATATCGATGCGGCGAAGATGAAATATGTTCGTCAAATCAAAAAGAATCCCAAGGATGCACTAAACAATCTTGAGAGATTGGCTGGTGGTGGTAAGGATAATCCACAGAACTATAATTTCCCAGATCTGGAGGAGTATTTCATCTATACTCCGGGCAATACAAAATCAGGTGCTGTTGCCAGTTCTTTCACCGCTGGTAGTGCCAAGGGTGTGAAGATGACCAAGGATTCTGTCACCTATTGCACCTCTGGTCTGGTAGATAGAAACAAGGGATCAACCCTGTCCTGGCTTCACAAAGCAATCAAACCCCTTAATCAGTTGATGATGATTGAGGACGCCCTGGTTATCTACAGACTATCAAGGGCACCAGAAAGAAGAATCTTCTACATTGACGTTGGTAACCTGCCCAAGGTAAAGGCAGAACAATACCTGCGTGATGTGATGATGCGTTATAGAAACAAGTTGGTCTATGATGCTAACACTGGTGAGATCAGGGATGACAAGAAATTCATGTCTATGATGGAGGACTTCTGGCTTCCTAGACGTGAGGGTGGTAGGGGAACTGAAATCTCCACACTCCCTGGTGGTCAAAATCTTGGAGAGATTACTGACATTCAGTATTTCCAAAAGAAACTCTATCGTTCATTGAATGTACCTGAGACCAGACTTCAGGGAGATGGTGGATTCTCACTGGGCCGTTCCTCTGAGATCCTTAGGGATGAGATCAAGTTCTCCAAGTTTGTTGGAAGAATGAGAAAGAGATTCTCAGCAATGTTTAATGACATGCTGAAGACTCAACTTATCCTCAAGAATGTCATCACCCCTGAGGATTGGGAGTACATGAATGATCATATTCAGTATGACTTCCTGTATGACAATCACTTCGCCGAACTCAAGGAATCTGAACTCTTTGAGAACAGACTCAACCTTGCTGGTCTTGCTGATCCATATGTTGGTAAGTATTACTCTCAAGAGTATGTCAGAAGAAATGTTCTGAGGCAGACTGACGCTGAGATCGAGGAACAGGATAAACTCATCAAGCAAGAAATTAAAGATGGGGTTATTCCTGATCCTAAGGAAGTGGCGGCAATGGAGATGGGAGCGGTTCCTGGTGGTCCTATGAATACGGCCATGGGTGGTGGTGAAGGTCCAAAAGAACCTGAGCCAGACGAAACTCCAGCTCCCAAGGGTGGCGACATCTAAATAACTAAAACATTATTATAAATCAAATGGACGAATTAATGGATTTGTTGGTGAAGGATGAGAGTCCTTCCCAAATTAGTGATTCAATTAAAGATATTCTCTTTGCAAAGGCAGCGGGAAAAATTGAAAATGTTAGACCAACTGTAGCCGCATCCGTCTTTGATGATGGTGAGGAACAGGAGATCACCACTGAACCTGCAGGGGAACCTGAGGGCGAAGTCGAATAAATAAAATCATACATCAGGTATAAACATGGCCAGAACATTACTAGTCGGTGCAGAAATTGCTTGTCCGACTACTGTCGGAGCCGCTACTAGTTTTGGCGGCGCACAAGTGGTTCGTCTTGTTAACACTGACGGATCAGCACAAAAGGTGACCGTTCTTGAGGAACAGAGTGGAGCGGGTATTGGTTCTATGACTATGCCATCTGGTTCAGTTGAATTTTTGGAAAAGAAATCAACAGAGGTAGTTCTCGCAGCAAGCGCTAACGTCCTTGGTACTAAAGTAGGTTACACAGCATAAACCAATGAAACTAATTAGAGAAGAAATCGAAACAGTTGATTTTATCGTTGAAGAACGCAACGGTAAGAAAAACATGTTCATTGAGGGAATCTTCCTCCAGGGAGATCTCAAGAACAGAAATGGTCGTATGTATCCAATGGAAACTCTGAGAAGAGAAGTCCAGAGATACACTGAGAACCACGTCAATTCTGGGAGGGCTCTTGGAGAACTCGGACATCCAGATGGCCCGACTGTTAATCTGGACCGCGTCAGTCACAAGATTGTTTCACTCAAAGAGAGCGGAACGAATTTCATTGGAAAAGCAAAGATCCTTTCTACTCCAATGGGTAAGATTGCGGAGTCGCTCATTGGAGAGGGTGTCAAGCTGGGTGTTTCTTCTAGAGGTATCGGGTCACTCAAACAAACAAGAGAAGGAGTCAACGTAGTTGGTGACGACTTTATGTTGTCAACCGCAGCTGACATTGTTGCTGACCCATCTGCACCTGATGCTTTCGTTGAAGGCATTATGGAAGGTAAGAGTTGGGTGTGGGATGGTGGAATCCTGAGAGAGGAACAAGCAGCCAAAACATACAAACAGATCAACACCCTTGTTGATCAGAAGCAACTCGATGAGGAGAAACTGAATCTCTTCACGAATTTCCTCAATAACCTGTGAGTGCTTAAAAATACTAATTTATAAATAAATATAGATTAAAATCGGTTAATCGGAGTAGTTCAACAATGTCTCGTGGAGATTTACAAGAAATGGAGCAATCTAAAACTGCTGTGAACGCGAACGCTAAGCCTGCTGAGTCAATGCCTAAGTTGACTGATCCAGGCACACAGCTCGGTAGTGTAGAAGATCTCGGTGGTCCTACCCCTGAGAACTACAAGCCTGATGATGATTCGGCAAAGCTCAAAGAGCCCAAGATCGCAACCGTCAAGGATGTAGTTAACAGAGGCGCCAAAGCCGCAGATCCAATGAAGAAAATGGCCAAAGAAGAGGCTGAAGCTTCCGAAGAGGAAGTTGTAGCTGAGGCCGAGACTACCGAAGAGGAAGTCGTTTCTGAAGAAGAAACCACACAAGAAGAGTATAACGTTGAAGAAGACGTTAACGCTCTCCTCGGTGGTGAGGAACTCTCCGAAGAGTTTAGAGAGAAAGCAAAGGTTATCTTTGAAGCCGCTCTTAACTCTAAAGTAAAAGAAATCCAAGAGGCTCTCGAAGCTCAATACGCTGAGAAGCTTGAGGAAGAAAAAGAAGGTCTTAAGGACGTTCTTACCGAGAGAGTCGATGCCTATCTTGAGTATGTCTGCGAAGAGTGGATGACCGAGAACGAACTGGCTGTCGAACAAGGTCTTAAGACCGAGATGACCGAATCATTCCTGAGTGGAATGAAGGGTCTTTTTGAAGAACATTATGTCACAATCCCTGAAGATAAATATGATGTGCTGGAAAGCATGGTAGAAAAACTTGATGAAATGGAGACCAAGCTCAATGAGCAAATTGACAAGAACATCGATCTGAATAAGAGACTCGCTGAGTCCACCGCTGATTCGATTCTTGATCAAATCTCTGAAGGTCTAGCACAGACCCAGAAAGAGAAGCTCGCTTCACTTGCCGAAAGTGTTGAGTTTGAAAGTGAGACAGAATATCGTGAGAAACTGGAAACCCTGAAGGAGTCATATTTCTCTGGAAAGGCACCAGCTCCAAAAGCAGCCCAACAACAGACTCTGTCTGAGGGTGTAGATACAACCGAAGCTCCTGTTACAGGAACCATGGACGCCTATCTGCGTTCCCTGGGCGCTTTCAAAAAGTGATTTCAACATTTAATTCAAACAACTAATTAGGTAAAAAAGCAATGTTTCAGTCCGAAAGATTGCAGGAAAAGTGGAGTCCACTTCTCGACTATGATGGTCTTGATCCAATCAAAGATTCTCACCGTCGCGCCGTAACCGCGGTCCTGCTGGAAAACCAAGAAAAGTTCCTCAGAGAGGAAGCAGCATTCTCATCAGGTATCAACCTGATGGAAACCCCTAACGTCAACACCGACCCTAACTCTACCGGAAACGCTGGTTTCTCTGGTAGTGCAGCTGATGCGGGTCCTGTTGCAGGTTTCGACCCCGTTCTGATCTCACTGATCAGACGTGCAATGCCTAACCTGGTCGCTTATGACCTGGCTGGCGTTCAACCAATGAACGGTCCTACTGGTCTCATCTTCGCGATGAGAAGCCGTTACGAGAATCAGTCCGGCAACGAGACATTCTTCGACGAAGTAGATACATCATTCTCTGGACAAGACAAGGGAATGGATCTGACAGGTGGTATGTCAGACGCTAACGCTGGTTTGGGTACAACTTCCCAGACTGGTTCAAACCCAGCCGTACTGAACCCTGTTGGTACAGCTACCTCGACCGCATATGATGTCGGTCAGGGTATGAAGACTCAGGATTCTGAGGCACTTGACGGTACTGATGGAAACGCCTTCAACCAGATGGCTTTCTCCATCGAGAAGGTCACCGTTACAGCCAAGTCAAGAGCCCTGAAGGCCGAGTACAGCCTGGAACTGGCTCAGGACCTCAAGGCTATCCACGGTCTGAACGCTGAAGCCGAACTGGCTAACATCCTCTCAACAGAAATTCTGGCTGAGATCAACCGTGAAGTCATCAGAACTATCTACAAGGTAGCTGAACAAGGCGCTGTTTCTAACACCGCTACAGCTGGTATCTTCGACCTGGACATCGACTCCAATGGTCGTTGGTCAGTTGAGAAGTTCAAAGGTCTCCTCTTCCAAATCGAGCGTGACGCTAACGCGATCGCACAAAGAACTCGTAGAGGGAAGGGCAACATGATTCTGTGTTCCGCAGACGTTGCCTCAGCACTGACCATGGCTGGTATCCTGGATTACACCCCAGCCCTGAACAGCAACCTGAACGTTGATGACACAGGTAACACCTTCGCTGGTACGATTAACGGTAAGTTCCGTGTATACATCGACCCATATGCAGCTAACCTGACCGCAGGTAACTCAACAGGTGGTAACCAGTATTACGTTGTTGGTTATAAGGGTTCTTCACCTTATGACGCTGGTCTGTTCTACTGTCCTTACGTTCCCCTCCAGATGGTTCGCGCCGTCGGTGAGAACTCCTTCCAGCCAAAAATTGGCTTCAAGACCCGTTACGGTATTGTCGCCAACCCATTCGCCGAAGGACTTACCGCTGGTCTGGGTCGTCTCAGAGTCAACAGCAACCGCTACTACAGACGTGTTGCAGTCAAGAACCTCATGTGATTCACTCACAAGAGTTCACAAGACCACCTTCGGGTGGTCTTTTTTTATGCCTATTGATAAATACATGAAAATAGACTAGAATAATGCCTAAGAGACAACCTGTCCCGAAAAAGGCCATACCTTCATCTCAACCAGACAATAGAAACTATTTGATTCCAAATAGTTTTCAATTCAGTATTGAGAGGACTCCCACGGTTGGGTTCTTTGGTAGTACAATTAATGTACCAGGCATGACCCTAGGGGTTACTAATCAACCAACTGGTGGTCTTAAAAACATTGCAAGGCCAGGTGAGATCATCGAATTTGCAGATCTGGATTTGACATTCTTTGTTGATGAGGATCTGCAAAACTATCTGGAGATTGATAAGTGGATAAGGGGACTGGGTTTCCCTGAGTCCCTGAAACAGATCTATGATCTACAGGCAGAAGGAGGACATGGGACAAACACTATTGATATCTTCTCCGATGCCACCCTTCAGATCAACAATAATCAGATGGAACCAGCCTTTTCGGTAAAGTTTGAGGGATTGTTCCCCTTCTATCTGAGTCCATTGGAGTTCAACTCACAGGTGGCTGATGTAGAATTTCTACAGGCCAGGGTTGGTTTCAAATATCTTATTTACACTATTGAACCGGGAGCCGGTTCCTGTTGCTAATGATTGATTTACCTACGATTCAGAAGATGTGGGAAGAGGATTCAAAGATTGATCCTGATAACCTACACACTGAATCATTGAAGATTCCCGTGTTACACGCGAAATATCATGATCTATATAATAATCTGATCCTCCTGAGAAAGAAGGCAGAACAACAGAGAAAGAACATTCGTCACGAACGATATGAATACTTTGCAGGAAAGGCAGACCCACAGGTTTACATCGATAATCCTTTTCCTAAGAAAATTAGAGATAAGGACACTATGCAGAAATATCTGGATGCAGATGAGAAACTCTCAGGAGTTTCGTTAAAGATTGAGTATTACGATGTGATGCTCAAGTATATTGAGGAGATATTAAAGCAGATTAGTAACAGAACATACCAAATAAAGAACGCCATAGAGTTTATGAGGTTCTCCTCTGGCATGGGATGATAAATAAAGCTATCCCCTATACCAAAATCATTGGACGAGGAACAACAGTTTGATTATACGATGCACATCACAATAGATGATGTGCGCCTGATGCACCATTGTATTGCTGAGACAATCAAGACATGGCCTGGTTCTCCCGCCAGACCAGTTGAGGAACAGGAACACATGTGGCATTTGAGAGACCAATTCCAAAGAATGATGCTTGATCATTCATTTCTTAACAGTTGATAAATACTTATAGGTGAACCCTATAGGTTATGGCTGATTTGACCATAGAGAAGGTAAACGAGGTTTACCTTAGGATCTCTACGGAACCACACATTGAACATGAGTTGAGGGACAGATTTACTTTTGAAGTTCCCAACATGAAATTTATGCCTCAGTACAGACGGAGGCACTGGAATGGAGAGATACATCTTTTTGATATGAGAACCAAGAGGATCTATGTTGGTCTTCTTGATAAGGTCGTAGCTTTCTGCGAGAAATCTGGATATAGTTTTGAGTTTGTGAATAATAAATTCTATGGCCTCCCGTTTGAGGTCAATGAATTGATCTGCAAGGAGGGTGTGAAGGATTACATGAGGTCCATCACATCAATCAAACCAAGGGATTATCAGGTAGATGCTGTCCATGATGCCCTGAGGTACAACAGGAAACTGCTCATATCACCCACGGCATCAGGTAAGTCATTCATGATTTACTCCGTCGTAAGATTCCATGTTGGTCTGAAGAGGAAGGTCCTGCTTGTGGTCCCCACCACATCACTTGTGGAACAGATGTTCAAGGACTTTCAGGATTATGGATGGGATGCTGAGAATCACTGTCACAGGATCTATGCCGGTAGGGAGAGGGTCAACACCAATGAGGTGACCATCACCACCTGGCAGTCTGTCTATCAATTGGACAGGACATTCTTTGAGGAGTATGATGTCATCATCGGTGATGAGGCTCACCTATTCAAGAGTAAGTCCCTTATCGGGATTATGGATAAGTGTCACCACGCCAAGTATAGATATGGGTTCACCGGTACTTTAGACGGTACACAGACCCACAAATGGGTCTTAGAGGGATTGTTTGGACCATCATACAAGGTAACAGGAACCAAGAAACTAATTGATGAGGGTCACCTGGCCAAACTTGACATTCAGTGTCTCATCCTGAAGCATCGTCCCCAGAAGTTTGACACCTATGAGGATGAGATCAAGTATCTGATATCACATGAGGGTAGGAACAGGTTTATCTCAAATCTGTCAGCTGATCTGAAGGGTAACACCCTTGTCCTATACACCAGGGTTGAGGCCCATGGTGCCATACTTTATGAACTAATAAATAAAAAGGTAACAGCCGGTAGGAAGGTCTTCTTCATCCATGGCGGTGTGGATGCTGAGACCAGGGAAGATGTTAGAAAGATCACAGAGGAAGAGAAAGACGCTATCATTGTCGCATCCTTTGGAACTTTCAGTACGGGCATTAACATTAAGAACCTTCACAACGTAATATTTGCCTCTCCATCAAAGTCTCGTATTCGGAACTTACAGTCTATTGGTAGAGTCCTCAGAAAAGGCAAGGATAAGGTGAGGGCTAAACTCTATGACATTGCGGATGACGCAACCATGGGGGCAAGAAAGAACTATACTTTGAATCATTTTATTGAACGGGTGAAGATATACGTTCAGGAACAATTCAATTATGAGATTATATCAATCGATTTAAAAGACTAGAAACAGGAGTGGTGTATGAACGAGATCGAAGACGATTTCTACGCAACAATAAAGTTAAAATCAGGGGAGGAGATCTTTACCAAGGTGGCAGCATGTGAGGAGGATGATAGGACGATGTTGATCCTGTCAAATCCAATTGTTGTTGAGGAGGTGAATGTCAGGGGTAAGTTTCATGGATATAAGATGGAGCCATGGTTGAAGACGGCCAGTGATGATATGTTTATTATTAACATGGATCAGGTCATCACCATGTCTGAGACCGACAGTATTGAGATGATTGTATATTATCAGGACTATGTTCGTAAACTTAACAAGACGAACAATACTAAGCTAGATAGGAAGATGGGCTACCTCTCGACCGTCCTAGAGGCCAAGGAGGTCCTGGAGAAGCTTTATAATAAAAGCTAAGGTGCCCTTTCATCCTGGACAAACCTAGTCTATCGATAATTCAAGGTATTGTCAACCCCTTATGAAAGTGATATAATATTATGAGTAATAATTATTGTTTATGGCTGTCACTCACAATTATGGAACTATGGCAAGACCTAAGAAATCAGAACACTATGTAAACAACAAGGAGTTTTTAAACGCCCTAGAGAACTACTTTGCAGAGGTTGAACGGGCTAAGCTTAACGATAAGCCCAAGCCTCAGATCCCCCGTTACATCGGTGAGTGTTTTCTTAAGATCGCCAACCATCTATCATACAAGCCTAACTTCGTCAACTACATGTTCAAGGATGACATGATCTGTGACGGCATCGAGAACTGTGTGAGATATGTTCATAACTTTAATCCTGAGAAATCCAAGAACCCATTTGCTTACTTCACGCAAATCATTTACTACGCATTCCTGAGAAGAATCCAACAGGAGAAGAAGCAGCTGGAGATCAAGAACAAGATCCTGGAGAAGACTAACTTCGATGAGGTCTTTGATGCGAACGACCTTGACAGTGGGAACTATTCAGACTATAATTCCATCAAGGATGCCGTTCACATCAAGCTTCGTTATCAATGACAAAAGTAGCAGTAATCACTGATACTCACTATGGTGCAAGAAAGGGTTCTAAACTCTTCCATGATTACTTTGAGAAATTCTATCGTGATGTATTCTTCCCTACCCTGAAGAAGGAAGGTATCGATACCGTCCTCCACCTTGGAGATGCGTTTGACAGCCGTAGAGGAATCGAGTTCCAGACACTACAATGGGCGAAGAGGGTGGTGTTTGATCCACTCAAGGAGATGGGAGCAAAGATGCACCTTATTGTGGGTAATCATGATGCCTACTACAAAAACAGTAATAAGATCAATTCCATTGAACTTCTCCTCACGGAGTATGACAATATAACAAAATACTCTAAGGCCACAGAGGTCAATGTCAAGGGATTGGACATCCTGTTTGTACCCTGGATATGTGAGGAAAATGAGAAGGAAACTTACAACCTTATTAAAAAGACAACTTGCCCGTTCGCGATGGGGCACCTTGAGCTCAACGGATTTAGAGTTAATCGATACATCACCATGGATCATGGTAATGAGAGCGAGTTATATTCAAAGTTCTCCAAGGTCTTTACGGGGCACTACCATACTCGATCAGATGACGGAAGAATCTTCTACATCGGGAATCCTTACGAGATGTTCTGGACGGATGTCGGAGATAATCGTGGATTTACGATACTGGATCTGGAAACGCTTGAACACTCGTATGTAAATAATCCATATCAATTGTTCCATAATATCTATTATGAGGACACCAATCATCAGATGTTTGATGCTACACCCTATAAGAATAAGATCGTAAAGGTTATCGTCAAACAGAAGTCAGATGTCAAACAGTTTGAAAAGTTCATTGATAAACTGTATACATCTGGTGTTGCAGATCTGAAGATCGTTGAGAACTTTGAGTTCAATGGTTGGTATGATGATGAGGATAGTGGTTCTGATGTTGAGACGGAGGATACCCTCTCAATCCTGAATAGATATATTGAAGAATCTGAGTCCAGTCTGGATAAATCCAAAATTCAGAAGGTCATCAGGGAGGTATATCAAGAGGCATGTGAACTGGTGTGATGTATATTCTGACGGTTGCTGGGCATGAGAGGGATGGTGCATATTCCGTTGTGGATGATGATGGGGAACAGGTCCTCTATATCTTCCAAGAGGAGGATGATGCCACGCGTTATGCGATGCAACTGGAAGAGCTTGACTATCCTGAGATGCATGTGTTAGAAATAGAAGATGAGATAATGGTGAAGACCTGTGAGATGCATGACCACAGGTATACGATTATAACCCCTAATGACATTGTAATTCCGCCCGACAACGCTAGTGATTACCTTTAAGACCATCTCCTGGAAGAACTTTCTCTCCACAGGTAACCAGGAAACAAAACTGAATCTCAACAGCAGTAATACGACACTGATTATTGGCTCCAACGGGGCCGGTAAATCCACCGTGTTGGATGCCCTGACCTTTGTGTTGTATGGAAAGGCATTTCGTAAGATCAATAAAGCACAACTCATCAATACCACCAATGAGAAGGGAACATTGGTTGAGATTGAGTTTGATATCAACTCAATGCAGTGGAAGATACAACGTGGTATCAAACCAAATATATTCAAGATTTATAGGGACGGAAAACTGCTGGATCAGGACCACTCCGCCAATGATCAACAGAAGTGGTTGGAACAGAATGTCCTGAAGATGAACTACAAATCCTTCACACAGATTGTGATCCTGGGTAGTAGTTCCTTTGTTCCCTTTATGCAACTACCTTCCACAAGTCGTAGGGAGGTTGTAGAGGAACTCCTGGATATCAAGATCTTCTCCTCCATGAATATGATTATCAAGGAGAAGATTCGTGGTCTGAAGGAACAGGCCAGGACGTTTGAACTGAAGAGACAATCTCTCAAGGAGAAGGTCGATATGCAGAAGAACTTTATCCAACAGATTGAGGAGAAGAGTCAGGAGGATATCAGTTATAAGGAGCATAAGATCAATTCCCTTCTCACTGAGGAGAATGTCTACCATACTGATAATGAAAAGAAGAATGCAGAGCTTCAGGAACTCCAGGACAACTTGGTAAAGTTCGGTGGATATAAGGAGAAACTAAAGCAATACGGAAGTATCAAGGGTAAGTTGTCCCAGAGAATTTCAACATTGGTTAAGGACCATAAGTTTTTTAACGATAATTCGGTCTGCCCTACATGTGAACAGACCATTGAGGAGGGGTTCAGAATAAATAAGATTAGGACTTCCCAAGATAA